CCACTAATCCAATAGTTTGTGTCTGAGCTTGTGTGAGTGTGTCCTGGATCCAGTCCAGAAGTTACATTAGCCCCAGAGATTGATCCTGAGATAAAGAGGTTTAATCCACTAATATCTTTAGCTGCCCGGACTTCCTTAGTTGAGACAACCTTAGTTCTCACATGTGGGTCTATATTCTCACGAGGATTATCAACTATTGTTCCACCTTTTTTTGAAGCTGTTGCTCTTCCTGTGGGTTGAGAAAAAATCTCATTAATCTTAGGCATTTTTAAATCGCGGATGAGCCAGAAATTCTATAAAGACCGCCTTCTCCTGTATAGTATAAAGAAGTTCCACTAATAAACAAGCATCCAGAAATTGAATGGTCAGAAATACTAACCTCAGTAGGAACTATTAATTGAACAGGTGCTAAGACTGGAGTTTCAGCTGATGCCATTTTAAGCTATTGCTGTGGAGATTAGCTGGACTTGCTGTCCGCCTGCTAAGGGGATAAAGTATAAAGCTGCTCCACTTGCGAATTTATTTGTTTCAGCATTAATTGCATCAACTGCAGTTTTGAGAGCTGAGCCACTAATTGCATAGCTCCCATGATTTGTCATGGTTATACTGCCATTAGCCATTATTTACCTCTCTTACTTTTAGAATTAGTCTCAACAGTTTCCTCAACTTCCGGATACATTTCCGCAAACTTTTGAGCCACTGGATCGTTCTTAAAACCACCTTTTCTAACAGCCTCAGCCACTCTCTTTCTTGTTTCAATTGACATTTTATGCGTCTGTGTTTGAGATTAAACACACAGCCTCCGGATTTTTTAATTGACATGTCCCGATTTCCCAGCTTCTAATTGTATAGCCTATTCCTGGGTCTTCGATTGTTTTAGTTGTTAAAGGTTCAACTGAAAGCCATGTTGCTGCTTCCTGACCAACTACAACTGCTGCATAGCCAGTAGTAACATTATTACTAACAATAACCTTAAGCCCTAATAAGAACCCTACTTTCCCATTTCTTGTAACATCATCAGTATAGAACTGTCCTGCATTTCTAATGTTAGCATTTCCCAGTAAGTTAGCAAAGTCTTTTGGATTTAAACATAAATACCCATTACTATCTGGGTTATAATTATCTGTGGCAATTTCTTTTTTAGCATTTAAGATGTCCTGGATTGGGTCCCTGTTGGCTATTGTTTGTGAGTCCCACTCATCCCCAGGTGCGATTGTTACTGTGTTAATTGTTCCACCAGCTTGAGCCTCTGTTATTGTGTCCCAGATTTCTGCATCTACACTCTTAGATACTGCTCTTGCAATTCTTAATAAGCTCCTTGCAATTACATCAACATCATTTGTTTTAGCATCTTCCCAGCTAATCCTTGTCTCCATACCATGCTTTTTATGTCTGCTTGCTGCTTCTGTCCAGCTTACTTCTCCATGTGGGAATGTAGCTAATCTTGGAACTCCCTCAACTGCTGAGCCTGTCCCTCCTGTTAAATCTGCAGCTGTCTCTTTATAGTAAGTCTCTTTCCACTTATTAGAAGTTGACTCCATACAAAGTTGTTTAAAAACATATTCTGCTAATGCAAACCCAGTTACAACTTTAGAAACATTCTCTCCCCTGATGTCTGCCATACCTGTTGTATCTGCCATTAGTCTTCCTCAGGAGTTTCTTCGTCTGGTTCAGTTATTTCTTCTTCTTCCATTTTAATAAATTCCGAGAGCTACTGCACAAACCTCTCCAGCTGCTGAGTCCTCCAATAATTTACCTACAATTTCGCCACCAGAAACACTTGCAATTCCGGAAGCTGCTAAATATCCTAATTCATTACAGCCGCTTATTCTTAACATAGAACCAGCTGGCAGAGCTGTATCAATAACACAATCAAAAATTCCTTTAGTCCAAACTCCAATAGAAGTAGCCCCATCACTTGCGACCTTTTCCTCTGCTGCAATTCCACAAAAAGGAACACCAACATCAGATGCTAAACATCCCGAAGCTGTCCTCGGTTCTTTTAATCTTAGAATATCTCCTTTTTCAATTGCTAAAGTGTTAGCAACAGTAAATCTAACTGGAACACCTTTAGGTTGCCCCATTAATTCAATAATTGCTGCTCCACTTACCATATAAATTGTTGTGATGGCTTATATTTAAATGTTTCTTTTTTTCAGCTGACCCCTCATTTCCTTAACAAACAGATTAAACCTGTTATAAACCTCTGTATCAGCAATTTTAAAGCCCCAGGCAAACCAAATCCTCCCAACTAAATAGCAGAAAACCCCGTATATAAGCCCAAGAATTAATGTGATTTTCACATTAAGAGAACTCACACCAAAGAGAGCAATCCCATATTTAACATAAGAAGTCAGACCATAGCCAGTATCAAAGTAAGCCTTGTGCATGCAAAATCTGAACCATCTCATATCATCTCCACGCCGTCTTGGTATCTATCTGGTTTCTCCCCCACCTTAATAAACTCAACAGCCCCTTTATAAAGAGGGATTATCTCTGCATCCTTTTTCCAGTCTCCTATTTTTTTAATTCCCAGAATTTTCCTTATTATCATTAAAAACTTATTATGTCTCTTGTGCTGAGTCTCCTTGGTTTGTCCAAAGAATATTGTATTTAAAACACTATCTCTCCAGGGTTCAGGATAGACTATTTCCCAGAACTGGATGGGTCTAACTCCAACCTGGAGCATGACATCTCTCTTCTTCTTACCCCAGCCTTTACCACTCTTAAGTGGATTAAACCACTTAGTTGGGAGATATTTAGAGCTCAGCTCATTTATAAATCTATCAACATCATGCTTAATCCCACGTGTCATTAAGTATAGGTGCATTCTGAAAACAACCTCCAATTTGGTTTTTATATTTAAATATTCCCTCTGCAATCAGATTCTCATCAAACTCTATTGTCATGAAGTGTGATGCAAACTTGACTGACCAGGTTATCCCAGCCTGGACTCCCATGCCATATCCTATTGCTATTCCTAAGAGCAGGAAACAAAAGGCAATAAGCATCAGCTTATTTCTCTCTTTCATGCTAAAGGATTAATCTCGCCTTTCTTGACCTTTTCTGCATACTCCTGGGGAGTGAGTTCAACTGGCTTAGGAGAAGCTGATCCAGCTTCTGCCCTCCCAGCAAGCATCATCTTAGCAGCCACAGCTTCCTGTCTCCCAATAAGCTCCTCGGTTTTCTTATTAGCTTCTTCTATCCTCTTAGCAACAGCGTCGGCTCTGTCAATAATAGATGCTGGTTCCTCAGGAGTAGGTTCTGGCTTAGGCTCTTCTGGTTTAGTTTCTTCCATAGAATAATCACTCACTCAACCTTTATAAACTTTTCCTTGCTTGTTCCATCTTAACCCCAACAAGCCAACCCATAATCAGACTTAAAGATGCTGTAACCCAGGTATCAATCCCAAAGGTTCTCATAATTATCATTCCAATCAATATCATAGCTATAATCCAAGACTTAGGAATTTCAGGCAGGTTCTCCACTATCCCCTCCTAATTCTTCAATTAATTTATTTAATTCCAAAACATTAGGATTAGGCTGATTAGCTGCTAATAAAACATCACTCCTTGCAACTCCTAAGAATACTCTTAATTTATTAGCTCTGATTAACATAGCCAGAGTAAAATCTGGGTTCAGCTTATCCTCTACACTAAAGATAGAATTAGTTTTAATAGCACTCTCTAATCTATTAACCTCAAGCTCCAGGTCATCAAGACCCTCCAGAGCCTCAGCTGGAGACATAGCCCCATTTTTAACAGCAGCAGGATAGCCTGAGATAGTTTCCCTAATCTGGCTCATTGCCGTATCAGCGCTTCTAATTCTCCTGTCTGGAGTTCCTAAGAGTTTATTAAGCCCAAATGTTGCAGTTGCAACTCCAACAGTCCACTTTAATAAACCAGATGAGAATATAGATGCAGTCTTAACAGCAGCCCCAGTCTTAGCAACCATAGCGGTCTTAGCAGCAGTTTGAGCCCCTGTTAAGAGGCTTAATCCATCTTGTGCTCCTCCTATTAGATTAGGAGCTCCCTGAGCAGCTGCTAATACTCCTCCTCCCAAACCTAAAGGTAATGTCCCAGCCTGGAGATTAGGAACACCCCCCAACCCAGTCTGAATACCCCCCACTTGTTTCCCAGCTAAGAGGTTTCCTGCCCCCTGTAAGCTTAATAGATTAGGACCTGGTTGTTGTGGAGCTTGTTCAGGAACAACTTGAGGGACTTGTTCCTGCTGAGCTAATAGAGGGGCTAATTCAGCAGCTTGCTGAGCTAATAATTGTTTCTGAATAGCAGTAGTTTCAAGCCCAGCCTCAGCTCTCCCTGGAACAGGCGCAATTCCCTGAGGATAGTTCTCTGTATATTTCCCTTTCTTCCCAGCTGGAACTCTCGCACTTGGAGACAGAGTCATAGTTGGCTTAGTTTGTTTTTCTATTTTCTTCTTTTTGATAGGCATTATTCTCCCACCCCCGCAGTTGTTTCATTAGGTTGAACATTCATTTGACCCTGAGTTCCATCCTTAGCCTCATCTGATAGCATCTCATTCTGAAGACTTGCAGGAAAGTTCAGCTCAATTCTAAGCCCGAGCTGGTTCCATATTTGGTCTTCAATATCAGTTTGCTCATCATCAACAGACTGCTCAAAAGCAAGATAGGCTATCTTAGCTGTTGACTCAGTAAACTCCCCAGAACTCCCTAATATTATCTGGGGAATACCCACAACCTGGAAGAAGTAATTTCTCAGGTGTTCTCTCCAAGGTAATGGGTTTAAAGTTGAGTTAGATGGGACAGCTATAAGCTCATGTTCAACTGTTCCCTGGGGGATATAAAGGTTCTCCCCTTTATTCACAGCTGCATCAAATAAAGCAACCAGGCTATTAATCTTAGCATCATCATCAGTATCAAGCATAAACTTCATCATAGGCTTAACCCACCTGTGCATGAGCTTCTTCATATCATCAAAGCTCTCCTTATTAGCATTAATTATGCTTTCTAAAGCTTCAATATCAGAGACTCCATGCATCTCATCAGCAACTCTCTTATTAGTCAGATGGAATATGTCCTCAGGTTTAAACTCCTTATTAGGGTTCCCATGAACCTTAGAAGTCTGCTCATATCGCTTTAAAATGCCTTTTTTATCAAAGACAATTACCATGGAACCAGGGTCTAAGGGTTTAAGGTTGATAATAGCTCCTGTATCTGAGTTTCTTATAATTTCTGCATAAGCATCCCCACCCACTCTCCTCATAACTATCATATTCTTAAGAATAGACCTGAAAGTATCAAAACCACACCCTGAAATCCCATCTAAAAGAACCTCAACTTCTGGATTAGACTTTATCTCTTTCCCAACTGTCCAGATAGCTCTCATGTCCATAGCAATCTTAACTTCTGGGATTAGTTTATACATCCCGAACCATTTAGAAAAGTTAGTATTTGACCAGGTTGTCTCTTCCTGGGTTCCAGCCCCCTCAGGACTCTTAGTATCAACTGTGATATCATCCACATTATTAGTCATATCACTTCTTGTTGCTGAGCCAATATCTAAGCTTCCCATTATAAGTCTAAAACAAACGGAACATAAAAGTCCAAGACTGTCCGGTCTGTATCCTCAATTATTTTACCTGTTAAGTCAGTATAATCATCATTCTGGTCTGCTGGGTCGCACCCAAAACCCATCCAGCTCCTCTTGGTCGCATCAGTCTTCCCCCATATCTCAATAGTAAGTCTTAAAATATCTCCTTTCCTATAATGAGTCTTAGGAACATCAATCTCAACACTAAAGGTCTCACTATAAGGAGCGTTTTGAGTTAAATGTCCTGTATCACTCTCTGCAAATAATGCGGTATCATTAGTTGCCACCTCTACCTCAGGATTTACCCCATCATCTTTCCTAATCCTAACCCTTGCAAACTGCTCAAAACCCCCATCAGCAGTTGTCATATTATAGCCTAAAGTCAAAGTTACAACAGCAGTCCCTCCTATAATCTTAGGAAGATTAAAAACCACATCAAAATCAACATCTAATATCTTAGTTGAAGTTGTTGTATCATTTAAATCATAATGCTTAACAACATCATTTGAATAATGAGTATTTGTAGATGATAAGACATTACTATCAACCCCCACCCAGGGATAGAAGTGGAAAACCCCTGTTCCCTCAGCAATATCACTATAATCGTAGCTCGCAACACTTCCCTCTCCTGATTTTCTATAAACAATTGGAATTGGCATCTTAAGGTGTTTTTATCTCATTAGACTTAAAGTCTTTTAGAGTTTTTAGATTATTATTTGCATTATCTCTCAGAACATCAAGCATGGTCTGAGCCTCTAACCTGGAAGTATAACCAGACATATCATAATTAACAGCCATAATAGCAGCAAGAGAAGAACAGCAATCACTCAGACAATCCTTAACCCCTTGAGGTAAACCTGTATAATTAGTTGTC